TGGATATGCCAGATCCACACAACCGTCAGAACAACACCGTAGCAATAGTCCCTATAGACGTATCCGCTTCAGCCAACAACTCTGTGGCAGACGATGCCGCCGAAGCCCGCAACAATGTGCGACTGATGATTGCCCAGGGAACACAAGCAATTTCCGAATTATTGTTATTGGCTCGCGAACTCAAGACACCTCGTTCTTACGAGGTTGCTTCGAACATGCTCAAGACTATGGCGGAACTCAACCAGGATCTTCTGACCGTCCATCAACAAGAACTTTCCATTCTTGATCCAAATCCACTCCCAAGTGGAAATGTGAATATCGAGAATGCTGTGTTTGTGGGGTCAACGATGGAACTACAAGAGGCTATCAAACTGAAGCGCGAACAAAAGAAACTACGTATCATTGAAGCGAAAGCTATCAGCACCGATAACGTATAAGGATTTATATGTCATTTGCAGCTAAACCAAAACGAAAACAACCCAAAGAAACTTTCAAGATCAAGCCAGTCAAAGAGCGATTCTACCTCAAGAACCCCAACCTCAAGCGTGTGGGTGTTCAAGAGACATTCTCCCAGGAACAGGTGGATGAATGGAGTCGTTGCGCTGTTGATCCAATCTATTTTATCAAGACATACTGCAAGATCATCCACGTCGACCGCGGTGTCATCACCTTTGAGATGTATGATTTCCAAGAGGAGATTATCGAAACCTACTTCACAGAACGTAAGGTCATCGTCAAACTTCCACGACAGATGGGTAAGACTACAACCACTGCGGCGTTCTTCATCTGGTACATTCTCTTCCAGAGCCACAAGGTCTGTGCGATCTTGGCGAACAAAGCCCCGATGGCGCAGGAAATCTTGAATCGTATTCAGCTCATGTACGAAAACATTCCTTCCTTCATGCAACAGGGCATCGTGGAGTGGAACAAACGATCTATCACTATTGAGAACGGTTCGCGAATCCTCGCCGCAGCTACTAGCTCAAGCGCAATCCGAGGTTACTCACTGTCGATGGTCTTCATGGACGAATTTGCTCACGTCCCAAACAACATCGCAGAAGAATTCTTTACTTCAACCTTTCCTACCTTGTCATCTGGTAAAGAAACCAAGATCCTCATGGCAAGTACCCCGAAGGGACTCAATCACTTTTGTCAATTCTGGGCCGATGCGATCAGTAAGAAAAACGACTTTATCCCTGTTGAGTACTCGTGGGATAAGATACCGGATCGAGACTTGGCATGGTTCGAAGATCAACGTCGTACACTAGGCGAGCAGAAATTCCGCCAGGAAGTTCTTTGTGAATTCCTTGGATCTTCTGATACTCTCATCAGTGGAGGTACCCTAGCCCTCATGGTCTTGAATAAGAAACAACCTATTCATACCGAAGGTGGATGGAGTGTCTTTGAACAACCTCAGCATGATCATACCTATGTCATTTGCGTCGACCCAGCCCGAGGTCTAGACCAAGACGCCTCAGCCTTCTGGGTCATTGATATCTCGCAGATCCTATATCGTGGTGTGGCAGAGTATCACAATGCTTCTATTGCCCCGATGGTGTTTCCAAACATGATCTTCAATGCAGCTGTCCGATACAACAGAGCATTCGTGTTGGTTGAAATCAACGACAACGGACAACAGATTGTCGATATGCTTCACTATGATCTGGAATATGAGAACATCTTCAAGTTAGAGTCGGCAGCGAAGACAGGAACCAAGATTGCGGCCGGTCACAAGAAGTCTATGCGTCTGGGTTTGCGTATGACGGAATCCGTCAAACGTATTGGTTGCTTGAACCTCAAAGCGTTGCTTGAGAACAACAAACTCTTCATACCCGACTTTGCGACAATTTCAGAACTCAGTACCTTCACTCAGCAATTGCAGACCTACAAGGCAGAGGAAGGCAAGCACGACGATTTAGCCATGTGTCTTGTCATGTTCTCGTGGTTAGTCACCCAGAAATACTTCCGAGAGGCGCAAGGTTCAGGACTCAACCTCACCAAAGCACTTGAAGACGAACAAACCTCCATGGTAGAGGATGATCTTGTACCATTTGGGGTCATCGATACGGGTCTTGAGGACAGCTTTACCGTCGAAGATGGTGAACTTTGGGTCCAATCACGAGGAATGGACCCCCAAGAAATGACAAATTTCATGGTGAAGTACGCCAGAAACCTTCACGGACTCTAGAAATCCTTGATTTCATAAATAACTCGTTAGAATACAGATTCACAACCCTTGACTTGTAACTGCAACATAATCCATGTAAGGAGCCAAATATGTCATTCCAATTGTCCGCCGGTGTAAATGTTAGTGAAATTGACCAAACAACCATCGTTCCTACCATTTCCACAAGCGCGGGAGCCTTGGTAGGTCAGTTTGCATGGGGTCCTGTGGAAACACGACAGTTGGTTGATTCAGAAGTAAAGCTCGCCGACCGCTTCGGTAAGCCCGACACAAACACTGTCGTCTCATTCTTCAGCGCAGCTAACTTCCTTGCCTATGGCAACCAACTTCGCTTGACTCGTGCGGCCAACACAGGCACCAAGAACGCCGTGGCAAACACTGCCGCAGCGGCCGCGTTGCAGATCAAGAATGAGAGCATCTACGAACTCAACTATTTCACTGGACAGGGGGACTTTGGTTCCTTTGCAGCCCGCTATCCAGGTGCCCTTGGTAACAACCTCAAGGTCGCCGTGTGCGGAAGCGCAAATGTGTTCGCCAGCAACGTCACTTTCCAGAGTACTGCAACAGCCAACTCAGCCGTCATTGGAGACGTGTCAGTCAGCACGACAGGCAATTCAGCCCCATTTGTTCGCACAGGCGACTTTGTGAAGGTTGGTACAAACCCATACATTCAGGTTGCCTCTTCAAACGCTACCACAATCGTCTTGGCAAGTGCCTTGACTGTTACGGTGACCGCACCAGCTATGATCCTACGCAAGTGGGAGTATGCAGATCAGTTCGATTCAGCCCCAGGCACCTCAGCCTACGCAGCAGGTAAAAGTGGATCAGGAGACGAACTCCATATCATCGTGATTGATGAAGACGGTGGAATCACCTTGACCCCCGGCACAATCCTCGAAAAGTACCCATTCGTCTCAAAGGGCATCGATGCTAAGAGCAACGATGGATCATCGATCTATTATCCTGTGGTTCTCTTTAACTCTTCACGATGGGTATACTTTGGAGACTTTGATGCATCTGGTACAAACTGGGGCAGCACAGTCACAGGTACAACCTTCACCAACGTCACCGTGGCAGAACGCTTGAGCCTCGCGGGTGGTGTGGACGCGACAGTCACGAATGGTGACTTATTGCGCGGATGGGATCTCTATGTCAACGCCGATGTGGTCGATGTCTCTCTCTTGATTGCAGGGGAAGCCGATTCCACAGTCAGCACATATATCATCAACAGCATTGCTGAAGTACGCAAGGATTGTGTGGCTTTCGTAAGTCCTTCGCGTGCAGCAGCCATCAACAACATTGGATCTGAAGCGGATGCAGTTGTGACCTATCGCAACCTACTTCCTTCTTCCAGCTACGCCGTCATGGATTGTAACTGGAAGTACCAGTACGACAAGTACTCCGACACCTACCGCTATGTACCTCTAAACGGAGATCTTGCAGGTTTGTGTGTTCGAACTGACACGACCCGTGACCCTTGGTTCTCACCAGCCGGGTTTGATCGTGGACAGATCAAGAACATCGTCAAGCTTGCATGGAACCCAACACAGGCAGAGCGTGACACCTTGTACAAGAACGGCATCAACCCAGTGGTCACCTTCCCAGGAGAAGGCACAATCCTCTACGGAGATAAGACTCTGTTGAGCAAGCCAAGTGCATTCGACAGAATCAATGTTCGTCGCTTGTTCATCGTGCTTGAGAAGGCAATTGCAAGGGCCGCGAAGTTCAGCTTGTTCGAATTCAACGATGAATTTACACGCGCTTCGTTCATCGCCCTCGTTGAGCCTTTCCTACGTGATGTTCAGGGTCGCCGAGGTATCTTCGATTACCGCGTCGTGGCCGATGGAACCAACAACACACCAGAAGTGATTGACAGCAACCGCTTCGTTGGCGACATCTACATCAAGCCAGCACGAAGCATCAACTTCATTCAGCTCAACTTTGTGGCTGTACGCACAGGCGTTTCATTTGATGAGATTGTCGGAAAGTTCTAATCAACTGACGAATAAATAAGTTCTGATAAAAGGAGTCTAATATGCCGTTCAACAGTTACGAATTCAGAGCACAACTACAAGGTGACGGAGCACGTCCTAACCTGTTCGAAGTACAGTTGACATTCCCAACATTCATCAACCCCGGGAGTGCAGCAAGAAAATTGACATTCATGTGTAAGACAGCTTCATTGCCAGGTTCGACCATCGGCCATGTGCCAGTGTTCTACTTCGGCCGCGAAACAAAGCTTGCCGGAAACCGCACATTCCCTGAATGGAATCTCTCGATCATCAACGACGAAGATTTTGTGGTTCGCAACGCTTTCGAAAAGTGGATGAACGGTATCAACCGTCATGTCACGAACGTTCGCGATTCTTGGGCAGGCAACTCCCTAGGATACGCAACACAAGGACTTGTCAAGCAGTACAGCAAAACAGGCGGAGTGCTCAAGCAGTACACGTTTGAAGGTATCTTCCCTGTTGACGTGAGCCAAATCGACGTGGACTGGGGAAGCAATGACACCATTGAAGAATACAGTGTCACTCTTGCTTACCAGTACTTCACCAGCGTAGCAAAAGACAACACCGTCATTCTATAAGGAATTGGGGTCCTTCGGGGCCCCCGTTTTTATTATGCTACATAACACCATGTGATTCCTCGCCATGATTGGAAGGTGCGATTCGGCGGGCTCCGCGGTCAATGCCTCTGATAATGTAGTTCTCCTCACCGTAGAGCAACACGCTCAAGCCCACCAATTTTTACATGAGATAGGCATGAGGATTGCGTGGCCTGGAGGCGCTCTGAAGCCACCCTAAATATCACGAGAGAAAAGAGAAGAACCAGAACCCAGGCTCCCAGACCAAAGGGGTTTTTAGGGGGTCTCCTGAAACGAGAGACCGTATGAGACAAGCAGCAACCCTCAGAGAAGCACGTAAAAGAGAGGTAGTATAAATTATGGCATTCTCCCTATTTGGGTACAGTTTAGGTAAATCTTCTGATGTTACAAAAATCGAAGATCCTAATAAACAAAATCTAGTAATTTCACAGGAAAAAATCGATGATGGTGCCGTGACCATAACCCAGGGAAGCTACTACGGTACCTATGTAGATTTAGAAGGATCGGTGCGAAACGAGCTGGAGTTGATAACAAGATATAGGGAGATGTCCCTGCACCCCGAATGCAATGAGGCGATAGAGGAGATAATAACAGAAGCTGTCACCCAAGATGATGATGGGGAAACCGTTACCATCAACCTTGACAAACTCCAAACCCCCGCTTCCATCAAGAAGAAGATCCAAGAAGGTTTCAACAAGGTCAAAACGATGCTCTCGTTTCAAGATCTTGGAGAAGACTTATTCAAGCGTTGGTATGTGGATGGGCGTTTGTATTTCCAAGTGGTGGTCGACAAAACAAAGCCCAAGGAAGGCATTCAAGAACTACGCTACATCGACCCACGCAAAATCCGCAAGGTTCGCGAAATTCTCAAGGACCGCGATCCAAAGACTGGCGTGGAATTCATTGCAGCCACCTCAGAATACTACGTCTTCAATGATCGTGGTTTGACTGCACAATCGCATACAGCCTCAGTCAATCAAGGGACTCGCATTGCGGCAGACTCTGTTGTGTTTGTGCCTTCGGGACTCTTGGATGCCAAGTCCACTATGGTCATCGGTTGGCTACACAAAGCCATCAAGCCTTTGAACAACCTACGCATGATCGAAGACGCTATTGTCATCTATCGTCTCTCCCGCGCACCAGAACGTCGCATATTCTATATCGACGTGGGCACACTCCCAAAACTCAAAGCCGAACAGTACCTCAAAGACATCATGACCAAGTACCGCAATAAGTTGGTCTATGATGCCTCTACAGGCGAATTGCGCGATGAACGCAAGCATCTTTCGATGTTGGAGGACTTCTGGCTCCCACGCCGCGAAGGTTCCAAGGGAACAGAAATCACCACGCTTCCTGGTGGAGAAAACCTCGGCAAAATCGAAGACGTTGAATACTTCCAAAAGAAACTCTATAAGAGTCTCAACGTCCCTATTGGTCGCCTCGACTCACAGCAAGCAGGGGGTGGTATGGTAGGACTCGGTCGCGTGGCAGAAATCACCCGCGATGAAGTCAAGTTCAACAAGTTCATCCATAGACTCCGCAACAAGTTTACCAGACTCTTTGACGAAGCATTGCGCCAGCACATGGTTCTAAGTGGTGTGTGCTCACTTGAAGAGTGGCATTTGTTCCGAGAGAAGATTTCCTACGACTTCAAGAACGACAATAATTTCGCCGAATTGCGTGATGCCGAATTGACTCGCGAACGCTTGACACTTCTTCAGCAAGCACAACCCTACATTGGTGTCTACTACTCCAATTCATGGGTCAAGCGTCATATTCTCCATCAAAGCGACGAAGATATCAAGGAGATGTTGGACGAAATCGACGAAGAAACAAGACGTGGCGAACTTCCTCTAGCTGGATCTGAGGTGCCCGGAGGAATGCCTGGTCAACCAGGTGGTGGCGGGGGAGCACCCGAAGAAGTCGCGCCGGCAGGACCACCAGAAGACAATACCCAGGATAGCAGCGAACAGCCACAGGGGTCAATGACCCCAGGTCTAGATCGTGCTGTTGAGAAGAGTTTTCTAAGTAAGCGTAGATAGCAATTCACATAAATAACAGTAACATCGGTAGAATAGGAGACAATTATGTTTGACAAAAATCAAGTAGCTCGACGTTCAGCAGAAGTAAAGCAACGATATCTCAAGCGATACGCGGACGATCTCAAGCGAGACAAGGCCGATCTCAAAGCGACCGCGGCCGCTGCCAAAAAAGCCAAGCAGGGAAGAGTGATGGCGGAACAGTCGACCGCTATCGGCGATATGATCACTCTCGTTG